CTCTCATCGCTACCGCATAACTGACATACACCATCACGCCTGATGACTTGTTCTCTTATCTTTCTCCATCGACTAGATGAACCACTGTCTTTAAGACTGCTACTCAATGCCATCCCTTACGCTGCCAGTGTCTGAGTGCAGCGCATGTGTCAGGCTGCATCCCTTCAATAGTCTTAGTGTATCCGTATCGATGCCCTATGTAGCGTAATCCCCAATCTATCTGTTGAAGTGGATTAGCAGTTCTGAGGAACTCTGACTTACCTTGAGGAATTCCATAAACTCTTTGAGTACCGTTTAAGTTCCCAACGGCTTTCCAATCCCATGCACTTTCTTTTCCGTAAAGGATGGCTAAACATTTGTAATTCTTAACTGTTAATTGTCCTTGAGCATATTGTTTTGAAGTCAGTCTTTTTGTTGAGTCGTTTGTCGCACTAGCTGCTGATACGAAGGAGAAGCATAGAGCGCCCCCCAACACGATTGCTACCGAGCGAACTAACCGCTTCACGGTTCGCTCTGAGCACCTGGTGTGCTCTAGCTCTCTGAGTGTAATGGTCATGTCAAATCCAATCTTAAAAGCGCTGGTCAGGACGGCGTTTCTTATTTATGCGTTATCAGTTCTGTAAAAACCCTTTCCCTTAAACACTAATCCAGGAGCTGAATAAATACGATTGGCTTGAGCGCCACAATCTTGACATCGGACTAAATCATGCTCCATTGGTAACTCCAACTCCATTTGTAAATTACATAATGGACATCTATATTCATAGGTCGGCATGATTTTCCTTTGGCTCACAGGCTTTGCATCTCCAATGCTTGACTTTCCAATTACCGCAATTATCGCAGCGAATCATGGTCTTTTCCCAATCTATGTCACTTGATGGGATTCTGTCGTAATCAGCTTGTCTTAATAACTTCACCAAATCACCCAATGTCAACATGCAGACGAACTCCTCGACTGATGCTTCCCCTTGCCCATTGAGTCTGAAACACGCAAAACCTAACTCCCCAGTTTTAGCCGTGCGTGCCTTGATTTGGCGAAGTGTCCCTTTGATGTCAAGTGAGTTACGCGCTTTGATCTCAATGTCGAACGGTACATTTTGAATGTCAGCGCCTTGACCTCGACCTACGCTAGCGTTACTCCACCACTGCTGCAAGTAGTTGGCAACCAAGCGTTCAGTCGCATAACCTCGATGTTTCCTGTGTTGACTAGGCATAGGCTTTTTTTAAACAATAGCCGCATCGACTCTTAAACATTGGCATACCAGCATAATTAAATTTGATGATTCGATGTCCAATCAATTTACAGTAAAGTTTCATTGCGTTGGCTTTCCATTGACTGCGTGACACCTTAAACATTGAAGGAAAACTTCATCAGCTGCAACTGGACTAATTGCCAATGGCTCATTGCATAAATCGCAATAAATAACAATCTCTTGCGGTTCATCAAATTCACCACCCATGACAGTTGCTTCACCATCGCGAAAAATAACCATTTCGCCCATTAGATCATCATTCCTGTTTCTATGGCTCGCCAAACAACGCATGGATTGCCATTTCTGTTGATGCGAGTTTCTCCCGTATCAATGATAAATCCATCCCTCAACAGTTTAATTCGAGATGGTCGAACCGTGTCACCTGATAAATGCAATGTGTCCTGAATTTCTTGATCAGTCATCCCATTCATGCCACGGCTCATAATTAGTTCATAGACTTTTAATCGAGTTGTGCCTGATTTAGGGTAAGCCTTAGCAGCTGACCAACGCGAAGTGTTTCGAGCAGTTTTGGAAACAACGACATAGTTTTCCATCATGCACGCTTCTTTTGTGGTCGCCACGAGCCATCAGGTGCGATTTCGTACCAAATGACATCCTCGCCTTTAGGACAACGATTTAACTCGCCTGTAGCCGCTGCCATGCATTTAAAATGACCCCACGGTTTGTTTGCTTTTGTCATTCCATGCGCCCAGTGCATTTCACCATGAGGGCAACGAGGAACATCCTTGTCAGTTGTCCCGCCTATAATTTCCTTGACTAAATCAACTGCCTCAGCTGCAGATTTTGGCGCTTCAACAGTTTTGATTGTCCACGGATCATCCTCTTTTTCAACTGGAATGTATTCGGTTTTTGGCTTTGAGATTTCAGTTCTTGCAACCTTAATCATTTCCTCTTTTGAAGGTCGTTTGCCTTTAGTTGCATAACCTGCGTTTGCAAGCGCACGACCGATTGCGCTAGTTTCACAGTTTTCCAGCGCGCTAGTAGCATTAACCCCTCGACTGCTAACGCTCTCCTCCGCGAGTCCCGAGGAGAACGGCACGCTATCCGCGTAAGTACGATAAAGCCATGCTTTAACAATGTATCGATCACCTTGAAATGAAATAAGTTCTGTTTCAACACGCCCATCAGGATAGTCCTCCCAAAATGTAGTGACCTTTGTTGGATTGCCTAGTCGTTTTTCAACTGGCTCATAATTGTCAAGATTAAACATAAAGTTCATCCTCCTCGGTTGCTAGTTCTAATGCGATTGCAAGATACGCGATTGCATCGACATAGGAGTCGACATGACTCGGTGTTTCCTGGATTCTGCTGAGTTTGACTTCGACCATTGAAAGCGCAGCTTGAGCGTCTGTGATTGGGAAATCAAATAAATTGGATAGCCGTGAAGCAATCCGACCTTGATTGATTTTCGGATGACCGTAGATTCGACCACGATCTTGCATGATGTCGATTGCATCGATGAGCGCCTTTGTTGCCTTCATCGACCCACCTGCTCAAATTGTTTTCTGAGTGCCTTGCGACCTTCGACAACTCCTCGGTCGTAACCGACCTCTACACCCAACTTGAATGAAAAATAAAGTGCCATGCAAACCCCAACAACTGTGAGGATTGTTAGTGAATTGATAATCATTTTTTGCTCCCTTTGCAGCTACTGGATTTCGCTACTGGATTAGGGTTGCACACTTTTAGGACAAATGGCGAGATTTTTGATAACGAAACGGTAACAATTCTGAGTCATCCATCTGATGATCAATGTCGCGAATAATGTCGTTACCGAGCGCGCCCGTATCTCTTACCTGACACAACGAATGTCCCATCCTTTTCAATGTTAACTATGTTGACCTGGATATTTGTTCCGATTTCCTCAACCGTGATAAATGCCTGTTGCCAGTTCATCGTGCCTTTAGTGTAAGTAGCCTTTCTGACATCCATGAGGTGACCACCTTCCCACCCTCGAAGGATTCGACCTATGCGCCCTGCCGATGACTCTGAAAATTGACTAAAACCCGCTCGATGGGTGTGACCGCAGATGATTCCGAAACCTGCCCTTCTCGAGGCTTCTAAGGCGGTTAAGCCTGGAGTAGGCTTGACACTGCCTTCATCCCCATGAACGGCTAAAATGGCGTTAGAACCGCTCCCAGCCACCTTAAACGGGGTCTTATGGTAAGTGATGCCTAACTCGTCTAACTTCATGAATTTTTCAAACTTGAGTTCGGGCAATGATAGGAAACTCGGAATTTTATTCATAATGACATTGAACAATCGATCCGTGTGATTCGACCGAATCATGTGTTGTTCTTTAGCATACTCGCCTAAATTCCAAAGGACATCAACAGTCATGTCCCTGTTAGCAGCTAAAGTCTGCTCGTACCATCCTGGCTTGCCTTCACTCCAACGCCCGATTTCTGTGAAATCTGCTTCATCTCCGAGAGTAAGGACAACATCGGGGCGGTAAGCCTTAATAAAACGGGCAACATTAGAAACGGTGTGTGCATCGTGTAGGGGAATTTGAAGGTCGGGAACTACTACGGTTCTTTTCATTCATCCTCATCGTCATACCAGTCAGGTTCAGGGATGTTCGGGTTTATTGGAGTAGGCAATAACCAATCAGGGTAAGCAGATTTTTCCATAATCATTGACATGCAAATTGAATCAGCAAAACCTGCTCGCTTAAGAGATTGATAAAACTCATGAAGCCCAATGCAATAGGCATCAAGCTTTGAGTAACCCTGGTCCTGGAGTTGCTTAGTTGCTTTCCTTGCCATGAGATAAGTGTTACCTCTCTAGGAGTCGAAGTATTGTATCGACACGCACCCTTAATTCATTGATTTCGTCACGCATTGAACTACCGCCATTTGTTTTTAACTCTGCGAGATAATGTTTTACTAACCATTTGACCGACCCAATAAATGAGCCAATAACGGTCAGTGCAGCAACTACAACACCCAGCCAATCGGTCGGGTTCATGAGATTTGGTCATCAGTAGGGTCAAGATATTTGACGATTGGAGCAACTAGTGCTGCGGCAAGAACTGCGTACTCAGGACGAATGTCACCAACTAGGGCAAGTCCCAAAGTTATTGCTGAAATTGCCACTGCTTTCAAATATGATTTGATTGCGTTCTTTGTATTGTCTGACATTACTTATCTCCTATGAGTGGGATTTCTTTGAAAAACGAGTCATCCAAATCCGCATCCTTGCGAAACGAGAAATGGGCATGTTTTGTGTGTTTATTAATTCCGCGATACTTTCGGAATTTCCAGTTAAGGATGGGTGAAGCAATTTTTTCGTCAAAGATAATGTAACTAAATCGTCCATGTTTTTTGGCATATAGTCGAATCTGGTCAACCAAGTCGGGCATGACATCCCGCCCTTTGGATAAGTCACGGTCAATGTCGATGGCGCGTACCCAGCCATTAGCATCCGCATTGTGGTCAGACTTACGAGCAGCATGCCTTGCATCTGAGTAAGCCCCTGAGTCCGAATCACGACCACGGTCGGGGAAGGCATCGTCAATTTGTTCTCGTAACTGAATGATTGACTTAGATAAACGCGGCTTCATTACCCGAGAATAGTTTTTAGTTCATCTTCGGTTAAACCTAGACGAGCCAAAAGAGCAGCCTTATCCGCTTCGGCTTTTGCCTTTGCTTCGGCTGCTGCTTCCACGATTGCTTTGTCTGCCGTTTTTTCTGCCTCGTATGCGGCGAATTCTTCATCATTCATTTCGCGATCAATAACTTCATCGGTTTCTGTGTTGTGAATTCTTACCATTGGTCGAGATGTTATTTTTGCCATTAGTTTGCTCCGTAAAGTAGAACTGTGCCAGTCGAAAGATTGCCGCCTGTATTTGAAAATACCAGAGAACTGATTGCAGTAGTTGACCTAAATGAACCAGCAAAAGTTACGCAAAACGCATTGCCACCAGATACATAATTTCCGAAAGTTTGAATCGGCTTACTTGAAGTTGTGCTGGCGTAATTGTAAATCGTGGAAGCCCATGAAGCAGTTGTGTTTGCTCTAGCAACATTTATTGTGGTTGCGCAAAATCTTAGATAATCGTTATCGTAAATTCTAGATGAGTTACTGAGCAGAGTTCCTACTTGGTCAGTTTGATTTGTTGTACCATTTGGAGCGCAACGAAATTCACCATCGGCGGTTGCGTTGGTTGGACTTAAAACTACGATAACTAGATTTTTATAGGCTTGAGAAATGCTAGAAATTGTAACTGTTGCACCGCTTAGAGTTGTTGTGCTAAGTAAAGTCATTCCGCCTACTGAAGGAGTTGCCCAAGATGGTGTCGAACCATTTGAAGTTAAAACCTGTCCATTAGTTCCAATGCCCACTCTTGCTTTAGCCGTTGCAGATGTGTAATAATCAATATCTCCTGCGGTTGTGCCAGGGTTGAGAGATTTTACTGAAGTATCAATAGACGAGCCAAGTGTTCTGATAGCACTGGCACCATCCTTGACGAGCGCGGTGTCATCAGGCGTTGTCCATGAATAGTTGGTCGTTGTTGCCATTGTTCTCCTATTGTCAGGCTACTATTGTAGCGTTAGTCCAGTCCAAAGTTGTTGAGATTGTGTTCCATGCCTCAGTGACTGGAACATCAATCCATTTCATCGCCTGGAGGCTAAATGCCAAAGGCGAGAGATTAAGAGTCACCGAAAGTTTGTTAAATCCTGTGTTGAATGTCCAACCCTCGACGAATCCCTGGAATCTGCCCCCAGTCATATTGGCAGGCAAATCTGTGATGTCTAATGCTTCGCCCATAAAAACATTGATGAGTCGGTCACGATCAGCATTATCGATTTCAGGGTTGGTCAATTCAAAGGTAATGGACTTGAACAGGCTCTGAGGATAGGCGCGAAGTGCAAGATAAAAATTCGCTTGAGCAAGTGCATCTGAGGCGTTATGCAATGAGGTGAGAATGTTTTGAGCCTGAGTACCATAAAGCGCGATTGAAGCTGCATCCGATGCAGACTCTTGATCATTGTTCTTATAGGTAATCGTTACTGAATTGCGAATGTCACCGAGTTTGCGAGAGGTTGCCACCCCCTGAGAAAGGGCATGATGTCCAGTAACTTCGAGGTATCCGTTAGCAGCTAGATATTGGCTTCGATGAGTTGAGTCTGCATAGCCGATTCGACCTTGAGCATCCTCATAAATGTATCCGAGTCCCGAAGTCGCAAGAGATGCAATAAGTGAATAGACATCGGTTGTGTCTGCTGAACGATCTGTTAACTCATAATCTCCAGGTTGGTCAATATCGCCTAAGCCTGAGTTTTGAGCGTTTGCCCATGTTTCAGTTGCGTTATAAGTGTTCCATTGAAGGGCAGCAGGGACTTCATTCCAGGTGTTATAAAGCAAACCCGAAAGAATTGAATAAATTTGATTTCCGTCAAAGTCCTTTGATAAAACGCCTTCGGTTAAAACTTTAGGCAACTTAGATAATGCACCCAATGCAATGACTTTAAAAGTCTGAACGATGGCGAGCGCACCTGATTGTCTAACGCTCTGATCGATGTCGGTCACAAAACCGCCAAAGATAGGCTTGAAGGTGTTAGTCGAGTCCTTGACCTGAATTGTTATTTGATCATTGATTTCAATGGTCAAGTTTGATTGATCTGTGTTAAGTATTTCAACCGAACAATAGCCTGCAACAGGTTGACGATAAATGTCTGTTCGACCTGATGAAATGGTCAGGTTTGAGAGTGTGACCGTTGTGAAAGTCCCACCATTAATTGACACCTGCCAAACAGGACTCCAGGCGGTCATCGGTCAAATGCTCCTGCGCCAAGCGTTCCTCGAGCGGATGAGTCATTAAGAATTTCTACAATTTGGCGAGCAGTAGATTCTGAGTCGATTGCACCATTAACGGTGATGTTGTATTGCTGCATTGACCTTTCTTCGCCCATTCTGAAAGTGCCATAGCCAAATGGGTCAACCTTTTGAACTCCCATAAGTTGATCTACTAAGTCACCAAGTTTTGCTGCATCGGCTTCAAGCCTTGCAAGAGCTGCTTTATTAGCTGCGGTCGCACCTTTACCGCCACCGCCTCCACCGCCTGCCAAACCTGCCATGCTTGAACTTACTGTTGCCAATCCTGAAACTGCAGCGAGTATCCCTGCGTTGCCTCCACCGCTAATTGCTCCTGGAGCGCCACCGCCTGCAAAACCACCACTGCCACCGATTAAAGCAATGTCGGGCGTTGGAAGGCGATTGTAGGCACTGATAACTGCATTGACCATGTTCTTAACTGATTCAACAAAGTCTGCAATCTTGTCGATTGCTGATCCGATAATTCCGATGATTCTGCCAAACACTTCACCGACAACTCGAAGCGCTCCACCTGCAAGATTTGTCAAAATTGGAATGACATAATCTCCGATGAAGTTAAACAATCTTTGGAATGAATCTCTATTCTCGTTTATTGCTTTGACGATTGGGTCAAATGCACTGGCGAACTTTTGAAGGTTTGGGACAACCTGATTGACAACAAAGTTAACCAATCTTTCAATGATTGGCAGTAACGCGAAACCGATAGTTTCTTTTGCTTCATCAAATGCCACTTGAAGGCGAGCAATGCGACCCTGGAATGTTTCTGCGTTCTTAGCTGCAGCGCCACCGAATAAGTCTGAGAGTCTGCCCTGAACATCAGTGAAACTCATTGTTTTAAGTTCTGCTGCCGATAGTCCGATGCCTAATCTTCCGAGAGATGTTGTGTTTCCATCGTAAGCGCGACCCAATGCGTTTGCCACTGTTTCAAGAGGCTTGCCAGTTGCTTGAGCGACATCCAACGCAAGGTTGAGAAGTTCCTGCGCCTTTGTTGTGTCACCTGTAGAAACCGCTAAGCGTTGGAGCGCTGGACGAAGTTGATCATCAGCAACACCCGTTGCAAGTGCGGTTTTAGAAATCTGTTCCTCAACTGCTGCGATTTGGTCGCGAGTTGCACCTGTTGCATTTTCGAGAGCTGCTGCAAGGCGAACCTGCGCTGCTTCATCTTCAATGGCTGCCTTGACTCCATCGATTGCGAGTTTGCCTGCATAAGCGGCTGCTGCGGCTGCTGCGGCTGCAAAGGCTGCTGCTGCGACCTTGCCAAACTTTTCAATCTTGCCCCCGAAGCCATCGACCTCGGTTGAGCCTTTATTTAAATTCTTATTAAAGTCATCGATGTCTGCAATGAGTTTGAGGGTTAACGCTCTTGTACCTGTTGCCATTATCCCCACTCTTTCAGGATGCGACTAAATGCCGCAGTCCATTCGCTGACTATGTAAGGTTGGATTCTGCGAAGTGTTGGATAGATAAACCAACCCTTTGAACCGCGACCCTCACGCCCTGACCAAACAGGGAACTGCTTAAACTTATTTGAACCAAATTCAGAACCGCCCCAAATGTCTTTGGTCGTTGCTCCACCGCTAAATTTCTGAGATGCAAAACCGTAAGTAATCTCACCAATCTTTGATGATTTTTTAACCCTTGCACCTTCGGCGATGCGACCTGCTACGGCTTTAGATTGCAAACCGTTAGCAGTGCCGATCACCTCTCTGCGAGCATATTCTGCAAGTGCTCCTGATTGGATTCTTGCTTCATCTGTTGCAGCTTCATCCATGTTCTTGAGCGCCTTAAAAACGCCACGAAGTTCGGTCTTGTCAAATGCTATTTCAGCCTTTGCCATTTCCTTGCTCCTTAAGTATTTCTAACGCGGTAAGAATTTCCTCTGCGGTTTGCCATTCACTCATCGGGATTCCTGTTGCCAGTGCTAACTGAATCAGGACTCGGTTGATGCTTCCTGGCTCGAAACTTTTGGGTCTGCATCCAAAACGGTTACTTCCGCAACTGTTTCCATCCAAACCTCAAATGCCTTTACTGGCTTGCCACCCGCTTCACGCTTTGCAGCGTTATACGCTAAAAACATTAAGTCCCAAATTCCGATGGAATCCTGAGCCTTGCCGATGGTGTTGCCTGTTGCTTTTTCCCACTTAGCCCACTCAGGGGGTTGTGCAACATAAGTTGCTTTCTCACCTGAGTTGAACTCGATCAGAATTGGCAGTTTCATTTTGTGCTCCCGTTTCTATTTCTTAACTGAATGTTTCTACGACTGCGCCCTTAGAAACCTTGAATGTGAATGATACAGTCTGCGCATCTGTTCCTGCTCCACCTGCGGTTGGAAATTCAGGCATGATTGGGAAAACAAATTGAGCGCCTGTAGCTGCAGTCAATGTGACTGAGATGTCTGTGTCAGGTGCAGATTCTGCTGCTGCCCATAGTGCTTCGCATACTGAGTTTGCCTTACCCCAGTCTGCAAGCATTTCAAGTGCAAATGTGCCCTCAAGATTTACCGTTTTGTAGGCTTCACCATCAAGTGTTTGATAGGTTTCACGAACATTTGTCTTTGTGAGGATTGCTGATGTCGCTTGCGCTTCGATGTCTGTTCCACCTGTGAACGACAAAGAAATGTCGCGACCTGTAATTACTGTCGTTGCCATTTTTTTTCCTTAGGTTGTTTGTGTGTAGTAAGTGGAAACTCGGACATCGGACACCAAAACATTTGATGGACCGACTTGAGTAACTGTTGGTTTTTCAACCGACTCGATCGTGTACCCAACAGGGATAACGGCGAGAACGCTCATGATTAGCTGCTCCAAATTGTCCAGTGATGCTGGATTGGAGTTGTAAGCAACCGCAACTGAAATGACCAAATTGATTTTGGTGTGCAAGGTTGATTTGTTGATTGTCTGTAATTCTAGATAAGGAGAGTCAGGCACTGTCACGCAAAACGGCACTTGAGGCGCTTCGGGAACATAAGCGTAAACATTAGCTGCAACGCCTGAGAGGGCAGTTGCTAAAGGTTGACGGACATCCGAAAGAATCGTTGAGGCTGGCATTATTGCGCCATTGTTTCAACATCGAGGTATTGACCGAGCAACCCCGAAACTCTGTTGAATAGTGACCGCCCGAGTCTATAAGGTGAAACTGATGTGAAATCTACGCCCTCGATTTGTCCACCTGGAGCAATTCGGGATTGAAACACTTCGACTGCAACTGCCAAAACGGCAGATTCGACTGCACTGACACCAACATAAGTAGATGCACCTGAGAGGGTTGCAAGTCCTGATGGGATGACATTGCGTTCAAGAACATCTGCATTGGTGATGTCTGCGCTGAATGTGTAAGCATCAGGATCAGCCTTTACTGTAACTGTTGCCGTAAATGGTGAACCGCAACCAGTGACAACAACTGATTGTCCCTCAGTGAATTCATGAATGTTTGTTGTGTGATAAGTAGCGACATTATCTGTCAGCGATACTTTATCAACTGCCGTTGCGTACTTAACAAGCATTGGCAAAATTACTGCCTCACTAGTGTCAATGACATCGGTTAAGTAACTATCCGAATAAAGAGCAACACTAACGCCCAAAATACTGCGCAGTTCTGCAACTGTGACGATTGAAGCCATTAGTGTTCCTCTCTATTAAACGGCTGAGGGGGAGATCGGGAGCAACCTCCCCCTCATGATTAGTTGTTTAGATTAAGCGTTATTGTTGAATGTGAACGCACCACCTGCAGTTAATGTTGCAACTGCACCGTAGCCGTAGTATCCAACTTCAACTTGACCTGTTGAAACAATGTTTGTTCGAAGTTGAAGTGGTCCTGCACCTTCGTACCAAACAAATGAATCGCGGTTAACCATTACGATTGAATCGTCTGCAACACCTGACATGTTTGGATCAACATAAACTGGAAGTCCGAGAACTGAACCAACTGGTGATCCTGGCTCGATGTCGCCAAGTGAGTTTTGTGGTGAACCTGCAACATTGAACAATGGACGCTTGTTTGAGTCGTTCAATGCAATAATGTTTGCCCATTGATCAGGTGACATGACAACACCTGTTGGGAAACGCTTTGTAGCTGCATAGATTGAAGCTGCACCGCGTGAAATAAATCCTGAGAATTCATCTCCATCCCAAGGAAGTGTGATTGCAGTTGAATCTAATGTTCCTGCTTTGATTGCTGTTGCAACTTCTGAATCTGTTGCTGCAGCGTATTGATCTGCCATGAGGCGGACCATTTCCTCAAAGAAGGCGGGTGTAGAAAGGTCGAGGACCTCTACATCGAATTTTTGCATCCCTGCAAATTTCTTTTGAGTAACATCTACATACTCAATTTCAATTTGAGTATCTGAGAACGCACCCTTTTCAGCAGCGACTGCGACTGATGGTGCAGTTTTTACACGAGGAATCTGGAATTTTAATCCAGTGCCTGTTGGGATTGTTGCAGTGCGAATTGCAGAAATTGCTGGACGCACATTTGTTGTCTTTGGATTCCACACTGTTGTTAGTTGTGGTGTTTGGTTCAAACCTGCAAGTTCAGTTGCAAGTGTTCCGTCTGATGCAGCAGCAACATAAAGAGCAGATGTTGAATCGCCAAGTGTTGCGCGAACTGAGTGCTCAAGGAATGATGCTGGTGATGTAATTGGGTGACGAACTGTTGTCTGAATGAATGGCGCAGTTGCAGCCTTCACTTCGACCTTAGCAGCCTCTACCGTTTCTGCGGCAGATGCTTCTGGAACGGTAGTGTCTGACACTTGTTCTCCTTCTATTGATTGGGTTGTATTTTCCTGAGTTTCCTCAGAAATTTCGGGTGTATTTGTTGCAGCTACTTTTTCTACAACACTTCCTGGAATAGCGCCTGAAGTGACAAGGCTGACTTCTACAAGTTGGGAATCAGAAATTGCCATGACTCCCTCGTCATTTGTCCAGGCATCAACTTGCACTCCAACGCTAAAATCTGATCGAAGCCCTGTAGCAGCTTCCTCAAGTGCATCGTTTCCTGCAGTTGTTTTAGCGATTTTGAATGAAGCGGTTATTCCACTTGCATCCTGTGACCACTCGACAAGTTTTCCAATTGGCTTTGTAATTTGGTGCTCAAGCACTAATTTTGTGTTCTTGCCAAGTTTGATTGAGTTTTCAAGAAACTTTGTTTGCCCTGCGGATGTATTTCCTACCGCATCCCATTGAACTATGCGACCTGCAATGATGCGTGATTCGGCATCGGATGCAGTGAGTGTGACTGGCATTGTTATTTTCATTTTATGCTCTTTCTCCATTGTCGATTAAATCTTCTTCTTCTCTGATTTGCTCGACTGACATTGCACCGATTGTGTTGAGAATCTGATAAACCTGAGCACGCTCCAACGCATTTCCACGAAGGAAGTCATCTAACGAGAAGCGGATTTCTGTTGTGCTGCTGACGAAATCCGCCATGCTGAGGCGTTGTTCAATCGCGGTCAAGATTGGACGAAGTGAGAAATCGATAAGTCCACGGCGCTCTGAAGTTGTGTTTGAGTAAGTCATCGATGTTGTTTCGGCACTTACGAAGTACGCAGGAAGGTTGCAAGCGCGAGCCAATTCCAAAGCGACATACTGGCGCGCCTCATTGAGTTGGAGTTTCGCTGGATCGATGCCCAACGCTTGCAATTCAACATCTGCATTAAGAAACGCAGTTGATTTGTTTAAGCGAGCTGCACGCCATGCCTCAAGCAATTTTGCAATGCGCTCTGCAGGTAAGTTTGTGCCATTTGATTTCAAAACCTGCAATGGAACAGGCTCTTTTGCAAATGTTTCTGCAGCTTGTTCCAAAGCATGTGCCGCACGAATCGTGCGACCTGCGCGATTAAGAATTCCTTCATCCAAACCATAAAAAACAATAAGTGAACCAACGCCTTGATTTGGAACAATTGCGCCATCTACTTGATAGCCAATGATTTCAGTTGAGTTAGCATTTAACTTTGCAACAACTCGATCAGGTGCAATTCTTGTCCATGCACGCACGCGACCTGTATCGCCGTACTGTTCCATTACTTGACCGTAAGCAACGCCAAAAAATAATAAATCCTCAGCAATCCAGGCATAAACGGCAGAACCAGGAACTCGTGGATCAGGTTGATTGATTACACCTGGAGTTGGTAAATGTGCGCCATTAAGTTTTGAGTATTGCTCCATTGGCAAACTTGCAACTGTTGAGCAAAGAATTCCTCGAGCGCGTGCAATTGTTGGGACTGCCATTGCTTGAGCGCGTGTTGCCGATGATGACCAGTTGTAAAAGCCACCAACTAATGATGTGTTGTTAAATGGAGCAGGAGTAGCCGCTGCATCGACTGTGATTGGCTCATCAGGAGTAGCAGGCAAGAAAAAATCGCGGATTCCCATTAGACAAATTATAGCACTTTGTCAACCTATCTGAATGTCAACCTCAGTTTCGGCTCGTGTCGCAAAATGGCTAACCATTGAAGCTGCAACACCACCGCAAACAATTCCTGATTTCAATCTGCCCATGACCCAACCGCCATCACCTCGTTGGAGTTTGACTGCAGACAAAACTTGCTTGTCCAGTTCCTCTTGACCTTTGTGAACTAGGCGTTGAGCAGAAATAGCCGAAACAAATTCGTCGCAACTTTGTTGATACTCGATTCCTGAGATTTCATGCACTGGAATTCCTGCGGGCATCAATCGAGCAGCTACTGCAGCGGCAGTGGACTTGCTAAATGCCACGGTGTTGACTGGATACTTTCTGACCCATGTTGCAACATCATTTGCAAGCAATTTGTCATCAAGGTTAATTGGGTTGTACCAAGTTTGAAGTAGGGACACCATAAATTTATCCTTCTCGAGCCTTTGCCCCGCAACGAGAGCTGCATGCTGACGATCAGGACTGAGATCGATGGCAAACCAAGTGTCTTTTTCAACATCGAGTTTGACTGACTCATCTTTACACTTTGCCCACTCGCTTGGGATGATGACTGGATTTATCATGTCAACGAATTGACACAAAACCTCAGTGCGGAAAATGTCCTCGCGATCTGATAAGGAATCTCTAATGTTGTCCTCGTGGATTGTGTAGCCCAACGAAGGATTGGCGTGATACCACCCGTCAAGGTCATTGATCGGCATTGATTGTTCTGCTGACCACTCGAACCAACCGATTGAATCATCAGCGCCCTGAGAAGCTGCAAGTCCTCGCTCCCTCAACTTGAGCAATAGAACTGACTGAGCATGCCCCGCATTTGAATAAACAATTGCTTGAGGATTTTTATTACTCATTTGAGTAAAACGCATCGATGACCAAATTTCCTCATCAGTGAACTCGCGCAACTCGTCAATGTGAATGACATCGGGAGCGGCAATACCACGAGCTGCAGAATTACCTGCTCGGATTAGGTAACGCGCTCCATTGAGAAACCGAATCTCCTGCGATCCTTTGGATTCGTACTTCTTAGCAAAGTTAGCCTGGAGAATTGGCGAGTCCTCAATCATTTGACCCACCTTGAAAAAGATTTCTGCCGAAGTCGTCAGTTTGTGAGCAGTTGCCAAGTGCATTTTTTCATCGAGTTTATAGATTCCAAACAGGATGCGAAGCGCCATAAAAGTTGACTTGCCATTTTGTCGGGCAATCATGACCCCAACAATTGGATGCGCCCATCGTCCGTCAGGTTTGTATTTAAGCGTTTCAATTGCAAGCAATTTCTGCCAGGGAAGCAAAGGGAAACCAATCTCATCGCAGAACTCAATCATTTCTTGACCCCTGGAGGGTAAATCTAAGGTTTTCGAGCGAATTCGAGGTTCTGTTACCCCTACCCTGTTCGGTTCAAGCCCATTTGAGCCTATCTCAGCCATTTTGAGCGTTCTCGCC